GTTTCAGCTCGCGAGGCTCTCGGACAGGGGTTCCATCGGAATCGACGGCGCCAGGGACTGTTCGCCAGAGGTCGAGCTCTCGGGCAAAGGGTCGGCGTTGTGGACCCCCGTGAGGGTCTGGATCCACGCGTTGTTCATGGCCACGACCAGGTCGTGGTCCACCGACAGGACGCCCTTCTCGGTGGGCGGGACCGGTTCCCCGGTGTCCTCGTCTTCGAGGTTCCAGCTGACGAGGTGGCTGATGAAGTTCTTCAGGCTTCCGGCGTTGCCGTCGCCGTCGCCTCCGTCGAGGCCGGTCGCTTCCATGTACTCGCCGAGAGACATGCCGCGGACCTTGGCTTCGGCCCCGTGGTGCTCGTGGCCCGGGGCGAAGTTGATCGTGTACGTCTTGACCTTGGTCTTGTAGCCCATGTGCGTGTGCCTCTCATGCCCAGAGGGGGACGGTGCCGTCCGCGAGGACGCCAGGCACCGAAGCGGTGAGCTCGCCGGACGCGGACCTCTGCAACGGGTAGTCCGTGTACAGGACCTCGTTCGCGAGGGTCTTGCCGGCGACGGTGAGGGTCGTGGTCCGGGCGACGGAGGTACTGGGGACGGTCTTGAACACGTCGTGGGCCTGATTCGCCGCGAAGTTCGCCACCACGTTCAGGGTGATCGAGAAATCCGCGAGGAGGAGCAGCCGCTCGATCGCGGACTTGTCGATGCCCGTGACGTCCTGGACGGCGCGCGGGGTCGCGAACTGGAGGTTGGTGACGTCGTTGATGATGGCGCGGACGGTGCCGGCCGAATCGTCCACGGAGCACACCGACCACCCGAGACCCGAGGTCTTTGCCATGGCTGGTTATCCCTTCTGTTGCAGGTCGACGATGCGGCCCTGGTTTTCGGTCATGTCCTCAACCCAGTCCGCAGGCCGCGTGTGTTGCCGCCGCCGACCGGTCGGGTTCCCGCGGTGATCCCCGTCGCGGACGAGGTAGATCTCCGGGCGGGTGCGGTGCTCTTCGAAACACCGCTGATGGGCCTCGAAGCGGAATACGGTCAGCCCGGCGTCCGTCTTCATCTCCCGGAATGTGCGCCGGGACTGGCCCCGGATGTACGCGGCCTGCTGCTGGCCGAGTTCGGTCCGCTCGTCGATGACGGAGTCCCAGCCGTTCGCCCACGCCGCGCACCCGACCTGCTCGCACGCGGCCACGATCGTGCTGTCGGTGGGGGCGGTGATGCTGTACGTCTGGTAGGCGCCGACCGGCATGTTCGGATCGATCCGATTGACCATCTGCATGAGAACCTCACCCCTCTCAGAAGGCCGTAGCCACGTCGTTGCGGACAGCGGCCACCGCGAAGGTCAGCGAGGTGAACCCGCCAGTCGTCGTCGTCACGGCACGGAGGTAGCGGCGGATCGTCGCCCCCGAAGCAGTGGCGATCCGCTGCGTCCCGGGCGCCGCAGTCACCGCGGTGAACGTCATGCCAGCAACGTCGGCGAACGTGGCGTTGTCCGCGGAGTCCTGCACCTTCACGGTTACGTCGGTGCCCGTGAACGCGAACACCTGCAAGTACGCCTGCGCCCCGAACAGGCCCTGCCCGTTGAACAGCGGCGGGCTGCCGAGACCGAAGTCCACACCAGTGCCGTTCGTCGCGGCGACGTCAACCCGCTTGCCCGCAGTGAGGAGATAGCCCCACTCCACACCGAACCCGTTGGCCTGCAAGGACGTAGCGAACGTGAACGACCCGTCCTGGCCGCGCTGCCCGTCGTAGTTGACCTGCTTGCCGACGATGTTCGCCGCCGGGCTCCCCAGCGTCGTGCCGCGGCAGTACATCGCGGTCACGTCCGTTGTCGGCAGCGCGGACAGCACCGGGTGGGACAGCGTCGGGTTGAACCACGCGGTCGCCTCCAGCCGGCCGTCACGCGCGCCGCCGATCCGCTCCATCGCGCTCTTGTCGATGCCCGTGGTCGTGAGAGGTGATGGGCCGCCGCCGATGTTGCCGATCGCGGTGAAGTCGCCGGATAGGTCGTTGCCTCCCAGGTAGAGCGCATCACCCAGGCCGCTGCTCTTGGCCACTACGGGGCCTCCGTCCACGCGTTGTTGATGATCAGGGGCACGGTGAGCGTGGCCACCCGGTACGTAGTGCTGTCGAAGCGGGTGAACCCGAACCGCGCCCGCAGCCCGGCACCGTGCATGCCGAGCAGGTCGACGTTCGCGACCGTGCCGCCGAGCTCGAAGTCCCCGGAGTAGGCGCCCATCAGCCCGTCGACCGCGCCCGTGACCGCGATGTCGACGTCGTCCTGCGGCTCGCTGTCCGCAGGCATGAACACCCGGCCGGTCAGTTCCAGCCGCACCGACACGGAGTCCAGGCCGGAGCGGTCCGGGATTGGTGCGACGTCCGTGACCCACAGCGCGTAGATCAGACCCGAGCCGGGCGCGGACACCGGCTCGTGGCCGAGGACCTGCGTGAACAGGCCGAGGGCCTGAGCGTGGGACATGGCCGCGCTGCGGTAGGCGGTGAGGTCGAGGGCCACGGCGATCACATCCTGCCTGTATACCGGCGCAGGAGCCGCTCACCGATGCCCTGCTTGCGGGCGTTCAACTTGTCCCGGGTGACAAGCCAGTGGTCATAGCCCTTGAACTTGGTCACGGGGAAGTTCCGGGAGCCGATGCCGGCGAGCCACGGCCCGTACACCACACGGGAGTCGGAGATCTTGTGGCCTTCGATGACCTTGCAGCGGGACTCGTAGTAGCCGGTCGGGTTGCGGAACACCCTGTGCATCTCGCCGCGCAGGATCGACAGGCCCTCTTCGGCGAGGTCACGTTCCAACCGGTTCACGTAGGCGTTCGCGGCGGCGCGGGCCCGCCCGTCGAAGAGGGGGCCGCGGCTGCTGCTGGAGACGTCAAGGAGCATGACTAGACCGCCCCCTCAAGCAAGGTGCTGTGCCACTGGCCTCGACTGGCAGTCCTGACGCGGTGGCAGTTCGAGCACACCACTTCGCATTTGGCGATCTCGTCGAGGATGTTGTCCCAGGAGTAGGACATGCGGATCATCTGCGAGATAGATGCGACCTTGTCGCCGCGCACATGGTCAAAGTCCATGCAGACACGCGGGAACCGGCCGCCGCAATCGGCGCAAGGCACACTCTTGAGTGCCTCAAGCTCTTCGTAGCGCGCAGCAATCAGGGCCTTGCGCCGTGCGAGTTGCTTCGCCCGGCCACCGTTCTCGCGGTAGCGCCTCGTCATTTCACTGGTCGCGCACCGCTTACAGTTGGCGCGCCTTCCGCTCGTGACCGCTCGGTCCTTCGGGAACTCGTCGAAGGGCTTTTCTTGGCAGCACTTCGTGCAGTGCTTCACGCCCGCGTCCTCTCCGTAGGGGAAGATCGGGTGCTCGTGCACTGAGCGGTTCCGCTCCGCGAGGTCTGGCCGCTTGGTCATATGGCTCTCGTCCTCGCTTTGCGGCCGTGGCTGGTGTACACGCGGTCGCGGAGATCCTTCAGGCCCCGGCCGGACGCCTCGCGCTCGTTGTCCCCGGACCCGGCCGTCCGCGCGTACCCGGAGCGGCCCTGAAGGAGATCCGTGAGGGCTTCCGCGACGCACATCTGCCGGACGCTTCCGGGGGCGTCCCACCGGTAGACGCTCGCCGCGTTGCTGTGGGTGGCGGCCGTGGTGCCGAGGGCGCCACGAACCACGGTGAGGACGCGGGGTGCGTAGATAGCTGAGTCGGTGTGTGCGGCGAGGACGGTGCCGTCCCAGGCGCGGGTGACCGTGAGGAGGTTGCCTGCGATGTCGACGATGAGCATGCGCTCGGAGTCGCGGAGGATGACCTCGCCGACCGCGTACACGCTGCCGTTTGCTGCGCCGATCGACACGTCGTTGTTGGCTGCGGTCATCGAGTCGCCGAAGCCCTGCCCGGTGTCGAGCTGCGCGCGGCCAGTGACGATCATCCGCTCGTTGTCGATACGCAGCAGCGAGCCGATACCGAGCGCAGCTGACGCGGGACCGTCGACAGTGATCGTGGTCGCGCTCGGGGAGGCGACCTGCGCGGCGAGGGTGCCGGCCGGGGTCTCGTCGTTGCGGTAGCCGTACAGCCCGGTGAGGGTGATGTCCTGCTGGTAGGTGCGGCCCCCGCTGAACGATGCGTTGGAGCCAAGGTTGACTTCGATGCGCGTATACGGGGGCTCGGCCTTGTCGTCGGCCCGGCGTAGGAGGTAGTCCCCGGGGGCGATGGTGACGCTTCCGGAGGTGAGGGAGGTGACGGAGATCAGCTCGTTTGCGTCGAGGCGCAGGATCCACGGGGTGGCCCCGGCACGGGGCGGCCAGTCGAACTTGCGGGTGTCCTGCACCGGATAGAACACGCGGTGCGTCAGGCCCTCGACGGCCTCGGTCGCATCGGCCAGCGCGCGGTCGATCCGGGCGTTGGAGCGTGCGGTTTCCTTCACGTCCAGCTCGGCCTTGATCTCCTCGCGGGTCGCATAGAACGGCGTGATCATCTCTCGTCACCTCCTCTCGGTGCTGTAGCGGTGGATGGGGTCAGGACTCGTCAGCTGCCGACGTACCGTCCGCCTGGCCGCCACCCGTCGGAGGGGCAGTAGAGCCCTTGTCCGTCGCCGCCTTCTTTGAGCGGCTCCCCGTCGTTCGGGCACGCGACGGGCTCGCGCTGCCGCTCGTCTCGGGCGAGCTGCTGTCCTTCTCGGACGATGTCGAGGAGCTGTTCCCAGCTGATACGTCCTCACCGCCCTCCTGCTCGTCAGCGGCCGCATTGCTGGCGCCGCCGTGAACGGTCACCTTCGCCATCTCCGACTCCTCATCGGGCTGGGTGTTCTCGTTGACCCGCACCACCGACTCGCACTGGGGGCACTTCGGCAGGCCGACCGCGTACTTGGTCGTGCACTCCGCGCACTGCCACAGCGCCACGTCACGCCCCCGTGGCGGGCAGGTTCGCCGGGGCACGCTGCGCCAGCAGGTCGCGGGTGAGCGCGTTCACCGTGCCCGCGCCCGTGCTGGTGAGCTTCACGTACTTGTAGGTGTCGGACAGCGACGTTCCCTCGACCTCGATCACGGCCGCGTTCTGCGTGGCCGCGGCCGCCGTGGTCACCGTCGCACCGGCCGCCTGCGTCCGCCGGGTCCACGCGTCCGACCCGTTACCGGTGCAGGTGTGGTACTCGGTGATGATCGCGAGGTTCTGCGCGCCGGTACCGCCGGAGTCCTTCGCCTCCTGGAGCGTGTAGACGTCGCCGACCGCGCCACCGAGGTAGCAGCTGAAAGTCACGCCGGCCGCGGCGCCCTTCAGGGCGATCCACACGCCATCCGCGGCGGGGGTCGAGTTGATGAGCCTGCCGAGTGCCTTCTGAGACATGGGGGTTGTTCCTTCCGTCTGGGGGCCGCGCCGGGGCGACACTGCCGGGTCGGGTGATAGCCGCCGCCGGGGTGTGAATGCCGACGGCGGCCGAGGGGTGTTAGAGGAGCTCGACGAACGGGGAGAGCGTGGAGGTGCTGCCGTTGGCGGGGGTGATCGCGGACTGGATCCACGGGCGGCCGTCGACGCGCTGGATGATCCTGAAAGTCGTCTTGTCGGTGCCGAAGTTGTAGTCCGTGCTGGAGTCGGCGGTCATGATCTGGCGGTCGCCCACCAGGTAGTACGACAAGTCGACGAAGGCGAGGTCGCCGCGGGAGCCGAGGATGCCGCCCTTTTCGGTGATGATCAGCGGGCGGCCGAAGATGCTCATCGGCATCCCGGCTGCGGCGTTGACGACGAACACCGAGTTACCGCCGGTGCCGACGGTGAGGGACAGCTGGAGCAGCTGCGGCAGTGCGTCCGGGGAGCACATCCACACGGCGTTGCCGAGCGACGAGGGCAGCATTCGGGCGTACATGGCGATGACGTCCAGGTACTGGATCTTGCTGGCGGTGGTGCGGGTCACCGTGACCGCGGCCGAGTTGCCCGCGCCGCGGAAGCCGAGGGGCTCGCCGGTGCCGCTGCCCGTCTGGAACTTGTTGTCCTCCTCGAACGCCAGCGCCTTCGGCCACAGCGTCTCGATGAGCGCGGAGAACGAGGTGATGGAGTCCTGGAGCAGCTCGTTCGGGACGGCTGACAGACCAGTCAGTTTCTTCGCGTCGAGTTCGACGCGGCCGAACTTCGGGTTGGAGTCCTGGAACGCGGCGCCTTCCTCACCCCAGTACGCGACCATCCCGCCGAACACGCTGCCCGCGTTCGTGGTGGTGTCGATCATCGGGAACGGGACCCGGGCCGACTCCATCGGGACCACGGTGGCGAGCGGCCGGACGACGGCCTGCTCCAGCGCGAGCTGAAGCAGCTGCGAGCGGAGCGTCTCCGGGACGAGGAAACCGCCGTCCGCCGGCGACACCGAGGAGGCCGCGTTGCGGAGGGCACCGAGCTTGTCCCCATCGGGGGACGGGTTCTTGTGCCAGATGTTGCGGACGTAGTCGATCGAGTTCTCGAAGTGCTTGTCGACCTGCGCGCCGGGGGCGGTCGGGTTGTGGGCGGTGCCCTGCCGGTGGGAGGTGAGCATCCCGCCCTTGCGCTTGGCCTGCGGGTCCAGGTCGAGGCGCTTGATGCCGTCCTTCGCGTCGGACATGCCGTTCTCGCGCATCATCTGCGCGAACACCCGCTGCGTCTCCTCGGCCACCAGCCGGTTGAGGTCGGTGCCCTCGCCCTGGAGGGCGGTGCCGTAGGCGGTGATGAACTCGGTCAGGGACTCTCGCGAGGCCATGACCTCGCGGAGCTTCGCGCCGTCCGCGAGCATCTCCGCCAGTTCGTCGGCGTTGCGCGGGATGGTCATCGTGGGTGCCACAGTTGCCTCCTTCAGGCCGTCGCCGCGCTGGACGACGTGTCGGGCTCGATCAGGTTGGAGACGAGCGCCGACCAGCCGTCGGTGTCGTCGGGGATGAGGCTGGCGACCATGGCCGTCCAGTCGTCTTCAGCGGGCTCCGGGTGGGGCTCCGCGGCTTCGGCAGGTTCGATGGGCTCAGCAGCAGCGGGCTCGGGCTCGGCCGGGACGTCCGGTTCCGCCACAGGCTCGGGCTCGACAACGGGCTCGGCAGCCGGGGGCTGAACCGCGGCCCGCAGCCGCGCCATGGTGTCCTCGTCGAGGGCGTCCGCGATGCTGATGACCAGCGTCGGCGTCGGCTCCGGCGCCTTCGGCTGCGAGGGGCCCTGGTAGCCGTAGGCGGTGAGGTCGTACTCCTGCCGCATCTCCGGGTCAGGCTCGGCGTCCGGCTCGGCCGCGGCGCCACGCTGCGCGCCCACCTCATCGGCGAGCCCGGATTCCACCGCCCCGTCGGCGCTGTACCAGGTTTCGGCCTGCATAAGTGCTCGCCAGTCGGCCGCCGTGCCCCCGGCCTTCGCCGCATACGCGGAGGCGATGTTGTCCGAGATCGCGTCGAGGAGTCCCGCCATCTGCTGCATGTCCGCGGCGTCGCCCATGCACAGCCCGGACGCGTCGTGAATCATCAGCATGCTGTTCGGCTGCATCACCAGCCGGTCGCCCGCAAGGGCAATCACGGAGGCGATCGACGCAGCAAGGCCGTCGACCTGCACCGTGACGTCCGCCGGGTGGGAACGCAGCGCGTTGGCAATGGCGATGCCCTCGAACACCGACCCGCCAGGCGAGTTGACCCGCACCTTCAGGCGGGGCGCGGTGATCTGCGCGAGTTCGTCGATGAACTCGTCGGCATACGCGCCGAACCAGCCACCCACCTCGTCGTACAGCATCACCTCCGCCTCGTCCGATGCAGCAGCGTTGGTGATGCGGTACCAGCGCGGCGGTTCGACCCCGTACTGCGCGCGCAGCTTGTCCGCCTGCTCGCGATGCCGCGCAGCAACCTGGGTGAGGTTGGCGGGCAGCATGAGGCCCGACATCCGGCTCATTCGTTATCTCCCGTCGTGTCCCACGTCGCCACGACAGTCCCGCGGCAGCGAATCCCGCCCTGGCACAGCCGATACGGTCCGGCGCCGTACGCGGCACGCACCGCGTCCAAGTCGGCGAACTGGGTCCCGTCAATCTCCGAGCAGGGCGTGCACCGGTTCGCGTCGTTGACTTCGCTGGCCGTGTACGTGGCAACCGGAGCGGCCTCCAGCGTCGCCACCCGGCCGAGGTTCGTGGCCCGGTGCAGCGCCCCACCGAGCTGGTCCAACTTGAGGCGGTTCGACAGGCCCCGCAGGAAGCCCTTGACCTGCCGGGCCACGCCCGCGCCGTCCGCGCCAGGAGTGAGCAGCCGAAGCGCCTCACGGCCCGCAGCCGACGCCAGCCCGGAGCCGAGGAGCCCAGCCGTCGCCGCAGCAACCCCGACCAGCTCAGACCCGAACACAGCCCGCAGCGACCCGAGCTGAGCCCGGTTCGTCACCGCCTCGTCCAACTCCGGTGCGTCCACCGTGACGCCCTGCGCCGCCGCCTCATCAACCATCCGGCCGGCCGCACGCTGCGCCATCCCGCCGAGAGCCTCCCGCAGGACATCGGCCGCGTGGTCGCTGTCGACAGTGAGGGAGGCGAGGGCCGCGGTGTCGTCATCGTCGACGGCGGTACGGATCTGGTCGCCGAGGGCGCTGATCCACCGGTCCTCGATGGGGATCCACCGGTCGAGGAGCTGCGAGAGTGCGTCGTCGTGGTCGGCGCGGACCTGCTCCAGCGTGGTTTCGCCCTGCGCGTTGGTGAGCCGGGCGGTCAGCATGTCCCACTCGGTCCGGGCCGCGGGGAGCGCCGCCACAGGATGGTGGAGCAGCGCGGCCGGCGCCGCAGGCACGGCCGGGACCGGAGCGGCAGGCGGGCCCGCGTACGGGATCTCGGGGAGGCCGACCGCGGACAGGGTGCCCGCGGGGTCGAAACCGGCCTGCACCAGCGCCGCGGCAGCGTTCGAGCGAGAGGTCAGCTGCGTCGCTTCCTGATCGACGTCCTCCGGGACCGGGTTGGCGTAGTCGAACTCCAGCCCGGTGCCGGTCGGCCCGTACAGGGGGAGCAGCTTGTGGTTCAGTGCGTCCTTCACCGCTTCCAGGTCCGGTACGACCAGCCAGCGGGCGAACATGCGCTCCCCGGCATCCCCGTTGGCCCGGTTGACGTTCTCAACGGCGCCAGTCATGGGGCGGGGGAAGCCGAATGCCTCGTGGATGATTTCCCTTGAGACGTTGCGGAGTTCGACGAACTGCATGTCCGTCTGCGTGAACTTGCGGTCTTTCCAGACGCCGTGTTCGAGGATCGCGACGCGGTGGGCGTTGGCAACGCCCTTGTGCTGCTCGTTCCACCGGTCGCGGAGCTCGTTGAACTCGCCGTCGGACAGGCCGTTGGGGACCTCGATGATCCCGCCCGGCTCGGCGCTGTTGAGGAAAAAGTTCCGGTTCCACTCGGCCGAGTAGCGCACCGCGTCGAGGTCGGTGAGGAGTGCCTGCACGGGGCCGATACCCCGGTACGGGTCCGTCGGATGCGGGGTGCGGATCAGGATGACGTCGTCGATGCCGAGCGCCACCTCCTGCCCGTCCGGACCCGTGTACATGTAGCCCAGCAGGAACTTCTCCGGGTCCGGCACCGGCCGCATACGGTCCGGGCGCACCGGCCACAGCTCCAGCGGCAGGCTCACGTTCTCGTTGTGGGCGATGACCCACCACGTTTCGCCTGTCAGCTGCTTGTGCTGCGCTCCGGCCTCAACGAACTCCGACTGCGTGTAGAACGCATTCGGCTTGTTCCACAGGTCGAGCGCCGCGTGCGAGGTGACCTCGACGCGGTCTTCTTTCTTCCCCGACTTGGCGTTGCGGTAGAGCTTCCACTCGACGCCGGCCTCGGCCTTCGCAGTCCTGTTGACGATGGCGAAGAGGGTGGAGACGGAGCCCATGCTGTTGAGCTCGGCGGTGGTTCCGCGGTTGGAGCCGAAGAGGCCGTGTCCGTAGGACTGGTGGCGGGAGGCGAAGGGGACGGGGGTGTTGGTGGGGCGGGCGCGCAAAGCGTTGGCGAGGGAGCCGAAGAGGGTCTTGCCCACCGGCCACCCCCTTCGCGGTTAGTCGCTGTCGAGCACCCATTGCAGGACGCAGGTGAGGACTCCTCCGGTGATGAGACCAACCCCTGTGCCGAAGATACTCCAGCATCCTGCTGTGATGAGTGTAAATCCTCCTGTCAACATGCTCGCAGGCCGCAAATCTTTCAGCTTCTTAGGGTTCACTCGAAGGTTCCTCATCACAGCCACCTCACCCGGGTACGCCCCGTCAAATCCCGCGCCGCCGCCATATACCGGAGCGCATCCATCGAGTGATCGTTTTCTTTCACCGGGGCCTCCTTCAGTCCGCCGCTGTTGCCCGGCTTCACCGCCCACACGTAGCCCGCGATCTCCTCCGCGCCGCAGGCCGGCAAAGACGCGGACTCCAACTCCGGGTCCCGCTCCACCAGCGCACCGCGCGCGATGAACAGACGGGGCTTCCCGTCCTCCTGCACCCGGAGGCGCGCCTGCACCGCCTGAATCCCATCCGACACGCTCTTGTGCGCGGGCTTCGTCGACAGGCCCAAATGCCGCTCCAGGGTGGCCCGGTCCTCCGCGTCGTGGTCCGCGTAGATCGCACGCGGGAGCTGCCCGCGAGGCTGCCCGGACGGATAGAACAGCAGGTCTTTGATGTTCTTCGCGTGATCCTCGACGAGGCGGCGCGTGTAGTAGATCTCGTGCGCCAGGTACAGGCGCCCGTCGGGGTCCTCCCACCAGTCCTGGTACACAAAGGGGTTCGTGAACCCGAAGTCGACCGTGCCCCAACGGGTCCACGCGGCAGTCGGCTTGACCGAGTCGACCATGTGGATCGCGTCGTCCCACGCCTCGTAGATCTGGCCCTCGGCCGCCGCCCACTTCCCGTCGCGGTAGCGCAGACGTCGGACTCCCGTCAGGGCGTCGAGCTTCTTCATGTAGTCCACGCCGCGCTCAGTGAGCGTGCCATCGGCGTTGACAAGCAGCGGGTTGTCGGAGTGCCGCGAGTGGATCATGCGCATGATGCCCGCATCGCACCGCTTCTTGATCCAGTGCTGGGGGGCGTCCGGGTTGCAGGCCAAGACGATCTGACGGTAGGTGTCGGCGTTCCCGCGAAGGCGGGTGATCAGCGTCTCCAGCGCGGTGAGGGTGACCTGCGTGGCCTCGTCGACGTAGATCCGTGAGAACTCCGTCGACAGGAACTTCTCAGGACGGTCAAGGCCGCCGACCACGATCTCTGATCCGTTGGCGTACTGGTAGGCGGCTGGCTTGCGGGCAGAGCCCCCGAACCAACTGACCACGCCATGGGCGAGGGCGTCACGGATGACCTGCTGCTCGAACGTTACGAGCGTCGACCCGGTCAGCGATGCGTGTGTCTGGCGGACGATCAGCGATCGGCAGCCGGGAACCATGAGGCTCGTGTAGTGGGCTTTCTGAAGCATGGCCAGGCTCTTGCCGGTGCCTGCGGGGCCCGCGATGCAGGCTTCCTGATCGCGGCCGGTCAAAAGTTCCTTCGCGCCGCCCCTTGGCTCATACCGCACGACCGTCTCAGTCACGGGCAGCTCACGTGAGGTCCGCGGGGTCGACCCCGACAACCTCGTACCGGACGCCCCCGGACAGTGCGACCTTCGCGGGCTGCTTCATCCCGGTCAGATTCCAGAACGCGTCAAGGGTCTGCCGTGCCTCGCGGATCGCGGCGAGCTTCGGCGCACTGTCCATCAGCGGCTGCCCGTCCGCGCCGGTAACGACCTTGCCGTGGGAGACGACGACATGGTCTGTCTCCAGCACGTCGAGGGCCGCGTCGTACAGGTTCTCCAGCCGGTCCATGTGCAGTTGGAGGAGCTTCTCGGCGGGCCCGCGGACGATTTCGCGGAGGACACCGCGGATGGCTTTGCGGGCGACGCTTTTGTCGTAGTAGCCGAGCTCGTCGGCGATCGCGGCGAGGGTCCAGCCTTCGGCGCGGAGTTCGGCTGCGCGGGCGTCGCGTGCTGCGTTTTTGGGGGTGCGGACGAAGCGGTTGAGGCTGTCGCGGGCGCGCCCGTCACCGGTGGGGTGGCCGGCGGTGGGTTCGGGCTCGGCCGGTACTGGTGGATTGTTACCGGTAACCATGGTGTGATGGTAGCGAGGGTGTGCAACTGGTGGACGGTGGTGCGCACGCGAGAGGGCCCGCTCCCGGTGGCGAGAGCGGGCCTTCGGCGTGCGCGGGGTCAGTCAGGGGCGCGCTCGATCGTCTGCGTCTTTCCGATCGCGGCCATCTGCTCGTTGGTGGCGAGGTAGACGCGGCCGCCCTGGTCGCACTTGAAGTGCAGGATCCCGTCGACGCCGCCGATGGTGAGGACGTCGAGGACGAGGCCAGTCATGACGCCGGTCCGGGCGTGGTTGCCGGGGGTGCGGCGGACGAGGATGCGGTCGCCGATGGCGGGGATGTACGTGGTCATGGCGGGCTCCTAGGCGGCGAGCGCGTCGGCGAGGAGCTGGACGCGGGTGGTGATGGGGCAGTCGACGGGGTAGAGCACGGTGACGGTGGCGAGGCCGTGCGCGGGGCGCGCCTTGGGCTCGTCGGTGGCCGGCCTCTCGATGACGTAGGCGGTCCTGTGGGTGGTGTAGGAGACGAGGCGGTCGAGCCGGAAGGAGCGTGCTTCCTGGCTGTCGCGGTCCATGGCCTTCAGGAGGATGTCGCCGGCGGCGCTGACGACGATGTCGTAGAGCTCGATGGTGCGGATCGTTTCCGATCCGTCGGCCTTGGTGTAGGTGATGGTGACGGGGTGGCGCTTGTCGAGGGCTTTGATGAGGCGGGTGAGGGTCTGGGTGGTGGTTTCGTTCGCCGTGTGCCTCATCGGGTCCCCCTCGTTCGCTTCCTTGTGGTACCCATGTTGGCCTACTTGGTAGGCCTTAGTCAATAGACTTGGCCTATCTCGTTGGCCAATCTTGTGGGAGACTCGTCCCTATGGACACCGCGAAACTCGAACTCGCAGCTCAGCGCTACCGAGAAGCCGAGGCCGCCCTCGACGCTGCGCGCACCGACCTCCAGGCCGAGGCCCTTTCCTTCCTCCAGCAGACCGAGGAGCGTGGCGCGCAGGCCACCGTCGTCCGCGTCACCGGGTGGACGCGCGAGTACGTGCGACGCCTGGTCAGGAGCAGCGAGGAGAAGAACGCATGAGCATCTGGTCCAGCGTCCCCGGACCCGACATCCTCGCCCTCAACGGTGACGACGACGCGGCGAACTACCAGGCCGAGGGCACGCCCACCATCCACGTCGACGTCGCCACGACCGGCCACCACGATCACATTCGACTCGCCCTGTTCGACGGCGCCCCGGACGTGGACGTCCTGCTGTCTCCCGATGCGGCTCGCGCGTTGAGGGACCGGCTGGACGCGGCGCTTCAGGCACGCGCATGAGCGAGGAGGAGCCCACCATCGTCGACGCGCTGTACTTGGATGCCGAGCACTTCGTTCTGACCGTAGAGTCCCAGCCGCCATTGGAACCGCGCGAGCGCGTCGTGCCCGTCGGCCGCCCGTTCCCTGGTCTGCTGCCGAGCCTGGACCCGGCACGCCCGGCGAGTAGTAAGGAGAAGCTGTTGGTCGAGGACGGCGATGCGTACAAAGATTTGCTCACAGCGGCCATGTATGGCCACTCGTCAAGCGAGGCCACGCAGTTGGTCGACGCTTTCGCCCATGAGTTGGCGGAGAAGATCCGGAGTGAGCAGTACATTCACGGATGCTGCTCGGAGTGCCATGCGGCGGCCGACGCTTGTGCCGATCTGATCGACCCGGGCCCGGTGCGTCCGGGCGAGGAGCCGACCACATGAGCGAGCGGCAAGGAACGCACTTCTTCTTCATGTCGTTCCTCAACCCGGTTGGGAACGGCATGTTCAAGACTTTTCACCGATCTGGCACCTTCACACCGTCGCAAGGATCAACCCGGACAGACATGTTCGACAGTCTTCTCAGCACGGTGCAGGAACAGAGCCCTGAGCTGGGAGGCGCAGTGGTGATGTCTTTCGACATCCAGCCGAACCGCATCGAACCGCCCACCGCATGACGACGGCCCCGCCCGGACAACTCCGGAGCGGGGCCGCTTCACGTCGAGGCGGACGCTAGCTGCCGAGACCGTCCGCCATCTTCAGCTTGTCGAACTGGCCATCCTTGCCCGTCCAGCCCAAACCATTGATCGCCGTGGCCATCTGCAGCGCGGTGTAGTCGTCCTTAGCGAGCGGCTTGCACGCCTCCGGCCGTTCCTTCCCGCCCTCCTCGGTCTTCTTCTCCAGCTTGGCGAACGCGGCGTTAGCCTGGCTCTGGTACCCGGACCGGACCATGCCGGCGAGCGTCTCATCGAGCGCGTCGACGCGCTCCTTCGCCTCGCTGACGGTCGGCTTGTCCGTGGAGTTGCCTCCGGCCCGCTCGGTGAGCGCGGTGGCGCAGTCCTTGGCTTTCTCGTCGCCGGACTTCGAGCAGCCAACCGCGGCGCCGGCGAGCAGTAGGGCAGCGGTGAGCAGGGTGGTGGTGCGGCGCATGGTCCCCCCAAGGACGTGTGAATGGTGGCCCGGATCGTAGCGCCGGCCACCGACAACCGGCCCCGGAACGACGAAGGCCCCGCCGGCGGGGGGACGAACGGCAGGGCCTTCAGGGTGCCGGGCGTTACCCGGCGTGCAGCCTCCAGTGTGGCAGGCGCGGTCAGTCCTCGTCCTCGGCGAGCGCAATCTCAACCTGCTTGATCTTGCCGCTCGTCGACAACTCCGCACGGATCGGATTGTCCCGCGGCACGCCGGCCTTCCGGGCTGCGTCGACGAACGCGGCGAGCTCGTCGAGCGTCATGTCCTTGTCTTCCCCGGTGAACCTCAGCGCGGCTGGCATGAGCTCAGGATGACGCACGAAAGCCCCGCCGGGAACACGTCCACAGGCGGGGCTACGAGTCACACACGGTGGCGGCGGCCGGTCTCACTGCCGTCCTTGACGACCACTCCCGCGAGCCCGATCGGCTCGCTGGACAAGCCCTGTTGGTTGGTTGGTTGTCCCTGGTCAACGCCACCAACAGGGGTCTCCTGAACGGGGCGGGGGAGGGGCGGCAAGTCGTCCTTGTGTACGCCCACCCCCGTGCTGTCCCCGTTGCGTACCGCACGCCGCACCCGGACCTCGTGGCCTTCGAGGAGCGCCCGCGCGGCGCCCGTGTCGAGGTCGAACGCGGCCGCGAAATCGGCGAGGAACACGTTCGGGTTGGCGACCTCGTGCAGCGTCTCGACGACGTCCTCGATGGTCACCTCGTCCGCCGCGGGCGCCGTCTCGTCGCCGCTCCCCTGGCGCCGGCCGATCCATCCGCGGGCTTTCTGCCAGCCTCGGCAGGCCATGATCCCGGCCACGAAATACGCTGTCTCCGGGAGCACAGCGACGATCCCCCACATCGCCAGGAGGCCGACCGTGAGCAGCACGATTTTCGCCGTGCGCTCGCTCATTCCATCCGACTCCCCCGCGTCGTCGGCTTCCTCGGCCTCCGGCTCCAGCTCCTCATCCGCACTCATCCGAAGGCGCCCGTGAAACCGGATCCGAGCAGGTTCGCCGCGCTGCCGAGCGGCACCGCAGCCACCCCCGCAACGCCGCCGGACAGGGCCAAGCAGATCCCCGAGAAGGCGCCTGCGTACAGCTTCCCGTTCGGCACCTTGGGCGCCCACTTGATCAGGGCGATGAACACGAGCGTGAACAGGAACACGACCACGAACCCGCCGTCGGTGAGCGCAACCGGGTTCCCGCGGGTCACATCGCGGTCGTTGCCGCCGACGCCCCAGACGAGGCCGAGGTATCCGGCGGCGTTCGCGGCCCAGATGACGGCCCAGGTGACGACGCCGAGTGCGGACGCTGCGCCGAACGTGGCGAGCGCGGCAAGTAGCCCGTAGATGTGGGAAAGGACGAACGGGACGAGGGCGGTCCACTGGCGCTTCTCCTTGAACCACCAGCGGATGAGGTACATGAGGACGATGCCGACGCCGACGGCGACACCACCCAGGCTGATCATGGTGTACGGCATTTCAGTGGCTCCAGATCGTGGCGACGTACGCGGTAGGCAGGGCGAGGAGGATGACGGTGCAGGCGGCCGGCCACAGGTAGAGGCCGGGGGCGCGGCGGGGCGCAA